GTATAAACTAATGAGTACTAACAAAAAGTTTAGAATTCAGAACGGAGCTGACATAGTTGGAGAACTATCAATCAACGACGTTACTGTTATTGGCGCAGACGGCAAGGTTGTCGCAGGGGCCATTCAAGATGCGGTAGCAAGTTTAACTGCTGCTGACATCGCAGACTTACAGTCGCAAGTTACTGCGATTCTAGGTACGTCTCCAGAAACTCTGGATACACTTCAAGAAATCGTAACTGCGTTTCAAGATGCAGATACAAATCTAGTAGCAAGTGTTGCATCTAACTCATCTGACATTGCTACGATTAATGCTACTTTAACAAGTGGTGTTGCTACTCCTGCAGACGTTGCGGCAAACACAGCTGCTATTGCGGCTGCAAATGCTCGTACTGCTGGTATCAGCACATCTTCAGGTTCAGCTGACATTCAGATGACTGCTGATGTTGACATGGACGGTAACTCAGTTACTAACATGGCTGACCCAAGTTCTGCACAAGATGCGGCAACTAAGGCATACGTTGATGCGGCATCAACTTCTTCAGGTAGTGATCTATCTACAGAAACTGCGGCACGTATCGCTGGTGATGCGGCAAACTCTGCAGAAGTTACTGCGGCAATTGCAACTGCATCTGCTGACGCAACTGCAAAAGCAGACTCTGCTGAAGCGGACGCCAAGGCATATGCTGACCAAGTTGTTGCTGCAACTGTAGACGCTGCCCCTGCGGCATTGGATACATTGAACGAACTAGCAGCTGCTCTAGGTGACGACGCAAACTTCGCATCAACTGTTACTGCATCTATTGCTACTAAAGCAGACGATGCCGCAACTACTGCTGCTCTTGCTACTAAAGAAGACAAGACTGTCGTTGATGCACTTGACTTGTTTGTTAAAGGTGAACCAACAAGTGCGGGACCTGTTGCAGGAGCACCAGAACTTGGAAAAAGCACTTTATCTACTTCTGATTTCACCTTCCCTAACGGTGTGGTGAGAAGCACCTCTGGCGTAACTGGTGTTGAAATTATTAGGCCAGGTTCTGAAGCTGCAGCCATTGCAATCACGCTAGAAGTCGGTAAAACCTATGAGGTATCATATAGAGCAAGTACTTGGGGTGCGATGGTTGGATCTAACTATATGGCCATTATTCCTGCTTCGGTAAAACCGACAGGAGGTCATACCTTCAATGATGGATACGATAACAACTTGTTATTTAAACATTACAATGGCCAGTTTTTCCCAGGCGATGAAGCGAACTTTCAGAGTCATCACTGGGGAAATGAGTATGAAGTAGTAGAAACAGATCGTATAAGATATATAACCCCAAATGTAGCCGATCTACACATTCTATTTTGGTTGGGTGGCGGTGCCTTTGGACTTGCAGATTTTTCCATCAAGGAGTATAGTTTTGGTGGATCTCCTTCTTTAGACACAACCGTATCTGGGGTTGTTCCAGCGATCAACGAACTACACACTGAACTGAATGCACTGTCTTCAACTCAGTCCGGTGACGTATCTGGTCTACAAGCACAGATTAATGCGGAAGCAGGACGTGCGGCAAGCGCAGAAGCAGTTAACGCTGCGAACATCGTGTCAGAAACATCTGCACGTAGTTCTGCTGATGCTGCTTTAGAGTCTGACATCATTGGTCTACAGAATCAGGTCAGTACTATTATTTCTGGTTCCCCTGCGTCTCTAGACACATTGGTTGAGATTGTATCTGCATTTGAAACTGCTGACGCATCCCTATCTGGTGTTATCACGGCAAACGGTGGTCGATTGACTACTGCTGAGAACAACATCACTGCACTCGAAGCGGACCTAACTGCTGAAGAGTCTGCACGTGGTGCTGGTGATGTTGCACTACAGGCAAACATTGATGCAGAAGCAACAACTCGATCTAACCTTGGTTCACAACTTCTAGGCTACATCAACATCAACGGTGCTGCAATTACCGCTGGTGATAATGCTAACTCTGCGGAAATTGCGACTGAGAAGTCACGTGCGGAAGGTGCTGAGGCTACTCTACAGTCTAACATCGATGCATTGACATCTTCTACAGGTGGTGATGTTAGTGGTCTACAGGCAAACATTGATGCAGAAGCATCTACTCGTAGTTCTGCTGATAGCGCACTACAGAGTTCGATTGACGCTGAAGAAACTCGTGCGACATCTGCGGAAGCTGGACTACAGTCTCAGATTTCTAATGTATTGTCTAACACAGACGCAACTGCACTAAACTCTCTTGCAGAAATCGTTGCTGAGTTCCAATCTGCTGACAGCACTCTAACAGGTGCGGTTGCTGGACACGGTACTCGATTGACTTCTCTAGAGTCATCTACATCTGCAATCCTAGCATGGGATACAGATAACGTCTCAGAAGGAAGTACTAATAAGTACTGGACTCCAGAGCGTACTAAGACAGCTCTATCTGGTGGTCTATGTATCACTTATAACTCTACTACTGGTGAGATTAAGATTGATGAAGCAGAAACTGCATCATCTCTACACGTTGCATCTTCATCGGATGCAAACGAACTAGGTGGACAGGCTCCATCTCACTACCGTATCGATGTATACGATGTGAATGGTACAGTTGTAAACTAATCTAGGTTTCGGCCAAGATATGAAAGGGGACTTCGGTCCCCTTTTTTTATATTTATTTTTGATATAAATAAACGTATAAATAGTAAGGCAACCAATATTGGACTATAGTCATGTATTCAACAAGTAGAGAAGATTTAATCGATTACTGCCTTCGTGCTCTAGGGCATCCGGTAGTCGAAGTTAATATCGATGAAGAACAACTCGACGATCGTATCGACGAAGCATTACAGTGGTTTCGTGAAAATCATCCGGACGGTTCTAAGAGATATTACCTAAAACATCAATTGACTCAGACCGATATTGATAACCAGTCAGTAGATTTAAGCGACAGTCTGGATCTAAGTGCAGTAGTAAGAATGATCCCTATGAGTTTTAGTAATGCTCACAACGGATGGTTCAGTGACTCGTGGCAGTTCATGTCCCATACCATTAGTGACTTCGCCAATGGTGGTGGTCTATTGGGTGATCTAGCACACTACGAGCAGATGCAACAACAACTATCATTATTGGACATGAAACTAGGCGGTCATCCACAAATTACTTTTGACCGACAGTACAATAGAATTAACTTACATGTTTCTAAAACGAATCTTAAACTAGATGACTATGTAATATTTGAAGTCTACGGTATTAGAAATCCAGACGAAACAGTAAACGAATATAACTCGCTATGGAATCATCGATTCCTCAAAGAATATTCAACCGCATTGATTAAACGTCAATGGGGAACAAACCTAACTAAATTTGATGGTATGACTTTGCCTGGCGGTATTACAGTCAACGCTCGTCAGATCTATGAAGACTCTCTACAAGAGATAGAGAAAATCATGGAGAAATTCCGTAACGAGGAAGATGAAGGTCCAATCTTCTTTATGGGGTAAAGCATGGCCACCAATCCATATATCACTACAAAAAGTAGAGCAGAACAATCGCTCTATGAAGATCTTTTAATCGAATCAATCCAGTTCTATGGTCAGGATGTATATTACCTACCAAGAGAGGTTGTCGAAAGAGAAGACATATTCCTAGACAGCATTCAGTCTCAGTTCTCAGACGCATATAAAGTAGAAGTGTACATTGAGAACGGTGATGCTTTTGATGGAGAGGGTGATCTGTTCACCAAATTTGGTATCGAATTGCGAGACCAAGCAACCTTTGTCATTGCACGTCGACGATGGAGAGAATTGATTGGAGACCGCCTCTCTGAGTACGAGTTCCGTCCACGTGAAGGTGACTTAATATTCCTTCCTCTATCAGAGTCTTTGTTCGAGGTAAAGAGAGTCGAGACAGAAACTCCTTTCTACCAGTTATCACAACTACCTCAATTCCGTATGCAGTGCGAGTTATTCGAATTCTCAGACGAAGATTTCGACACTGGCATCCCTATGATAGACCAAGTAGAAGAAGAGTCTGCATTCCAGTACGAATTAACTATGGAACCAGAGACGGAAGAAAATGAAGAACAGCATTATGCCATTGGAGAAGTGGTGACCCAAACCTTTGCAGACTATGTTATGGAAGGAGAGGTTACTGAATGGAACGGTCAGACCCGCTTGTTGAAACTAGCACACAATGGATCTAGTGACGGGGAAGAGCGAGTATGGTTAGACACCATGCCTATAAGGGGAGACTGGGCAGAACTTACTCCAATAACAATTACTGACGGCATAAACGAAATACAACCTCTTTCCCAGAATCAAACATTCGATGATTTCGCTAATGACTTCATAGATTTCACTGAGACAAATCCATTCGGAGATATATTACAATGATTGGAAGTCATTTCTATCATAAGCGTGTGCGTACTTGTGTTGCGGTATTTGGTTCTCTGTTCAATGACTTACATGTTTTGAGAACAGATGCTAATGGAAAGGTGTTGTCCCAAGTCAAGGTACCACTATCATATGCGCCAAAGAGATCTTTTCTCGAACGCCTAGAAGAGATGTCTAACGGAGAAGAAGCAGAACGAAGAGTTGCGATGAAACTTCCTCGCATGTCGTTTGAGATAACCTCTATAGCATATGACTCTACCCGACAACTTCCCAAGGTAAATGGATTTGGCGGTATAGTATCTTCAGATAATAATTCTCAACGAAAAATGTATGTGGGTGTCCCATATAATGTTTCCTTTTCTTTAGCAGTTTATGCTAAATCTCAAGATGACGCATTACAAGTGGTAGAACAAATTATCCCATACTTCGCACCACAATACACATTGACAGTAAAACCATTTGCTGATCAACCAAATATCAAAGAAGATGTTCCGATTGTACTTTCCGGACTAGACTTTCAAGACGACTATGAGGGTGCCTTAGAACAAAGGCGAACCATTATATACACCCTGAACTTTGAGATGAAGGTAAACTTCTATGGTCCGGAGTTGACACAGAACATTGTTCGGGAAGTAAGTACGAACATTAATGTTATACAGAATGACAGTGATGTATTAGGTTCTTTAATAACTACAGCCCCAGACCCTATTGATGTGAGTCCGGATGATGATTACGGTTTCGAAACTACAATAACAGTTTTTGAACCTGAATCGTAACCCAACTTTATTTAAGACATAGATATACATTATGAGAGACGATAGCAAACCACCTGCTCTTTTTGATGAGGAGCAGAAGAAAAACTTTGTTCATGAACAAGATTACGAGTATTCTCGTGACACTTACTATGATCTAATTGAGAAGGGTCGTGAATCACTAGAACTCATGATTGAAGTCGCACGGGAGAGTGAACACCCTCGTGCTTTTGAGGTTCTATCTGGTATGATCAAAGGCATCGCAGATGTTAATGATAAACTAATGGACCTCAATAAGAAGCAGAAAGAACTTACCAAAGAAGACAAGCCCGCCGAGTCAACAACCAATAATAATCTATTCGTCGGTTCTACTACAGACCTTCAGCGTATGCTGTTGGGAGATGAGAAAGTAATTGATCAAGACGAAGATGAATGAGTTCCTACACTAAGAATTCCTATCTAGGTAACCCGCAAGTCAAGCGAGACGGTGTCGCTGAAGAGTGGGACAAAAAGAAACTCCGCGAATACCGTAAGTGTATGAGGGAACCAGCATATTTTTGTAAAAAGTATGTTAAGGTCGTGCATCTGGACAAAGGACTTGTCCCGTTTAAACTATATGATTATCAAGAGAAGATGTTTGATCACTTTAACGATAATCGATTCTCTATTGTCTTGGCGTGCCGCCAGTCGGGTAAATCAATATCCTCTGTAGGATACCTTCTATGGTATACCTTATTCCATCCTGAAAAGACCATCGCAATCCTTGCAAACAAAGGTGCCACTGCACGTGAGATGTTATCTCGTGTAACCCTCATGTTAGAGAACCTACCATTCTTCTTGCAGCCAGGATGCAAAGCGCTCAACAAAGGGTCCATTGAATTCTCGAACAACTCTAGAATCATTGCGTCTGCGACATCTGGATCATCCATTCGTGGTATGTCGGTTAACCTTCTATTCCTAGATGAGTTTGCGTTCGTAGAGAATGCGGCTGAGTTCTACACATCTACATACCCAGTAATCTCATCCGGTAAAGATACAAAGGTTATCATAACAAGCACTGCGAATGGTATCGGTAATACTTATCAAAAGATATGGGAAGGTGCAGTACAAAAGGTCAATGAGTACCAACCATTTCGTGTAGATTGGTGGGATGTGCCTGGTCGTGATGAGAAGTGGAAAGCACAAACAATTGCTAACACATCTCAATTACAGTTTGATCAAGAGTTTGGTAATACTTTCTTTGGTACTGGTAATACTCTTATTGAAGGTCAAGTACTTCTAGAATTACGTGCTAGAGAACCTAAACGTAGACTAGAAGGTGGAGATTTATTAGTCTATGAAGATGTTATTGAAGAACACCAGTATATCATGACCGTAGATGTTTGTCAAGGGCGTGGTCAGGATTATTCTACATTTAATATTATTGATGTTTCAGTGCAACCCTTCAAGCAAGTATGTGTGTATCGTAACAACAAGATATCCCCGATACTATACCCTAACATAATATACAAATATGCAAACGCATATAACGAAGCATATGTTGTTATCGAAAATAACGACCAAGGCATGGTTGTATGTGTAGGACTGTACCAAGACCTTGAGTACGAAAACGTCCACCTAGAGTCTGCCATCAAAGCAAATGCAATTGGTATTCGCATGGATAAGAAGGTGAAGAGAATGGGATGCTCTTCCATCAAGGATATCATTGAAAACAACAAGATAGAAATCGTTGATGAAAACACGATTATGGAAATCTCCACATTCACGTCAAAAGGAACTTCATATCAAGCCAGTGATGGTAATCATGATGACTTGATGATGAATTTAGTAATGTTTGGATACTTTGTTGGAACACAGTCGTTCGCTGATGAGACAGACGTTAATATTAAACAGATGTTATTTGACCAGCGAATGAAAGAAATTGAAGATGACCTACCGCCATTCGGTATCATAGATGATGGCAGCGACTATATTCCTGTTGAAGAGAGACATGATCCTTACAGCATGGACTGGACGGACTATGAACCAAGCGATATTTGGTAAACTTATTAAATGTATAAATAGATACATTGAACGAAATTTCCGCATTATGCTTAACTTATTATACCTTAACTAAAAAAGGACACTATCATGACTCTTAAATTTTCTGAGTCACCAGCACTACAGATTAAAGAAATAGACCTAACAGGAACAGTCCCTGCGGTCACTTCTACAACTGGTGCATTAGTAGGTGACTTTAATTGGGGCCCAGTTGGACAGCGAGTATTAGTCGGTAATGAAGCCGAACTTGCTCGAGTCTTTGGCAACCCTTCATCAGGAGATGCAAATTCGGCAGATTTTCTGTCCGCATCATATTTCCTAAAATATTCCTCATCCCTTTATGTTGTTCGCGCACATAAGTCAGGACAAGCATACGCCAAAGATAGTAGCGACCTCTTTACAGCAAATAACCCAGGCTCACTAGGTAACGAGATTACAGTATCAGTATGTAGTAACGATGAGTGGTCATCCTGGCCTCACAAAGCCTCTTTCGACTCCGCACCAGATGAAGCTAGCGAAATTCACGTTGCTGTAGTTTTTTCCGGAGAAGTTGTAGAAACATTCGACTATCTAAGTCAAACAGCTGGAGACATTGCTAGAGATGGCTCTAATAACTTCGTTATAGACGTAATTAACTCAAGAAGTTCTTGGGTAAGCGTTGCTCCGTCCGCCACGGGTGTCACCCCTACGGATTACGATCTGGAAGGTGGAGAAGATGCAAGTGATGCTACAGTTGATTATGCTTCTGGATACGATTTATTTAAAAATAAAGATGAAGTTCAAGTAGACTTCTTAATCGCACCAGCTGGCAACTCTACAGATAGCATGTTTAATCACTTAGTTGCTATCGCCCAAAACGATAGAAAGGACTGTGTTGCAGTTGGCTCTCTAGAGAGATCCGACCTAACAAACATCCAGGCATATAGCTCAAATCGAACCCGATCTTCTTATGCTGTTGTAGACGCTAACCAAATTAGAGTATATGACAAATACCAAGACAAATATGAATGGATTCCTGCCGCATCATCCACAGCTGGTGTAATGGCAGCAACTGACAACGTATCTGCACCTTGGTTCTCACCAGCAGGTTCGCGTCGAGGACAGTATGTCGCAGTAACTGAATTACTAATAAACCCAGACAAGACCGAACGAGATATCTTATACAAAGGTGGTGCAAACCCAATCATCTCTAAAGCAGGTCAGGGTATTATGTTGTTCGGTGACAAGACTCACCTATCGCGTCCATCTGCATTTGACCGTATTAACGTTCGTCGACTATTCTTAGTAATCGAACGTGCAATCTCTCAAGCAGGTCAAAACGTAATGTTCGAATTCAACGATGAGTTTACTCGCGCAGAATTCGTAAACATTGTAGAGCCTTTCCTACGGGAGATACAGGGTCGTCGTGGTATTACAGATTTCCGTCTTGTTTGTGACGAAACAAACAATACACCAGAAGTCATCGACCGAAACGAATTTATCGCTTCTTGCTTCATCAAACCAGCACGTTCAATCAACTACGTAACTTTAAACTTTGTAGCTGTTCGAACTGGTGTAGAGTTTGAAGAAGTAGTCGGCGCAATATAAGGGGAAATAATCATGTCATTAAGAGTAGATGATTTCAAAGCAAAACTAAAAGGTGGAGGTGCACGTCCTAACTTATTCCGTGCAACCGTAAACTTCCCAGCATATGCCGGTGGTGATGTAGAACTAACATCTTTCATGTGTAAAGCTGCACAGTTACCAGCATCTATTATGGCGGTAATCGAAGTGCCTTTCCGTGGTCGTCAGTTAAAGATCGCTGGAGACCGTACGTTTGAACCGTGGAACATCACGGTATTAAACGATACTGACTTTACAACACGCAACGCCATGGAAAAGTGGATGAACGGAATGAATGGTCACAGTGCAAACACTGGTATCACAAATCCTGTCGCTTACCAAGCAGACTTACTTGTCGAGCAGTTGGACAAAGATGGTTCGGTTCTTAAAACTTATAACTTCCGTGGTTGCTTCCCGACTAACGTCTCAGCAATCGATGTAAGTTATGACACTAACGATGCTATCGAAGAGTTTACAGTAGAATTCCAAGTTCAATATTGGGAGTCAGATACCACTAGTTAATGGTATTATAAGTATATGAATGGGGGTGGTTCTCTACCCCCTTTTATTATCAGAGGTTTATATGGCAGACAATAACGTATTTAAAGCATTTGGATTCGAACTTAAACGAGTTCAGGACAGAAGCATAGAAGGTGATAAGACTCCGTCTATCGTTCCTAAAGTGGATGAAGATGGTGCTGGATACGTTACTGCATCCGGTTCTTACTTTGGTCAATACGTTGACATGGAAGGTACTGCCGCAAAAGATAACCAAGAGTTAATCAAGAAATACCGAAACATGGCAGAACACCCAGAGTGTGATGCTGCAATCGAAGACATCATCAACGAAGCAATCGTTTCGTCCGAACTAGAAAGTTCTATTAGTATCAACCTAGACAAGGTTGAGGCTCCGGATAAAATCAAGAAATCCATCACTGAAGAATTCAACGGGGTTGTTGCCATGTTGAACTTCGAAGAGTATGGTCACGATATGTTCCGTTCATGGTATGTTGACGGAAGAATATATCACCACCTAGTAGTCAACGAATCTAATCAAAAAGGTGGTATTGTCGAATGTCGTCCTATTGATTCTACCAAGGTTCGTAAAGT